TTCCGGACAGTATGGAGGAACTCTAAGCGGTAATCCATTAACACTATTGCAAGTAGTAGGACAAGCTAATATTATACCAAGTAGGCCGGCAATATGGCAATATGATTTTAATATTCACATAACCGGCGGTGCAGATGTTTTAACATTAGAATTATTTGACGATGGAAACAATCAAACATTAGCGACAAATGATTATGCAGTTAGCGGTGGTAATCAAGTTATAAGTGGTGCTTTTAATTTCACTTTGCCTTTGGATTTCACATTAAATTTTAGGGTGCGTGCATTTTTGGGAACGCATAATGTTGAAATCGACCCGACAATGTGTTATTTTATGCTTTTACAAGAGATATTGTAAATAAATTTCAAAATTAATTATAGATAAAATGGATAACGGATCTATAATAGGTTTAGTAGGATTAATTACCGCTGTTTTTACTGGTATAGGTCTTATATTAGCAAGAATAAAGCACAGCGAATGCTTGCGGGGATGTTGTGAAATAGACACACGCTCAGAAAGTGCAGTTATACAAGCACCATCAGCACCACCACCAACACCGCATACACATCACAAACACAAAGATAATTCAGAATTTGATTTACAAATTGCAGAAATTGAAGTATAAAAAAATAACATAAAGAAATAAGATATAATAAGATATAATAAGATGTATCAAAACGGTAAGATATATAAACTTGTAAGTGCTAAAACTGATAAGATATATATCGGTAGCACTTGCAACCCATTATATAAAAGAT